GCTCGGAGCAGAGGATAGACAGAAAGTATAAACGACTTACCCATACCACGACTACCAACCAGCATTGGAAACTTCTTGTTCCACATTTCTTTTAGTAGCAAAGATTGAAACGGAGAAATTTCTATGTTGAGGATATATTTACATGCGAAAGAGAAATACTCGGGTTGCATAAACAGCCAAGCGATTCTTTCCAAAATCTTATCGGTGTCTCCGTCGTGAAATATAAAATCAATCGGATTAAATAAATCTTCGTCTTTGACATTGATACCAAGCCAAGCGTCTTGTAATACTTTTTCTATGTTTTCTTTTTTCATTACAGTCTCTTAAGTATGTTTTCAATAGAAGTATTTTGACCCTTGCCGAACACAACATCTGCAAACCCATATTCAACAGCTTGATATCCATCAAGAATCCAATCTTCTTTCACATTTAATCTGCGCTTCAAGATGGCCTTAATCTCTGCAGGCTTTTTACCCTTAAAGGCTGCACCCTTTTTACATGCATTGACAAATATGTCATACATTAATTCTTTTGACCTTTTAAGGGCCTCAGCGTTCGATATAAACTGCTTTGTTGTCCCACTGGTCTCACAAGACCCTTCATGGATTAACCACTCTGTATTCGGGTGTGTGACCCTCAGACCTTTACCAACAACGGCCTGTGGAATTATACTTCCCATAGAAGACGCACTACCATAAGACATAAATAAGAATTTACATTTGCTTGCCCTGATAGCGTCGTAGATAGCAAAGCCCGCAGCTTGATCTCCACCAATGTTATACTGGTGAATAATTATAGGGTGTGGACCCAGAGACTCAAGCATTATAAGATTCTTCAGGAAGGTAGCTGAATCTTTAGAATCTAAGCCGTCGTCTCCAGATCCAAGGAATATTTCTCTTGTCTGGCTAAGAACACCATAGTCATGCCAGTTTGACAGTGCGGAATATATTTGAGACCTGTTAGTCTTGACCATGAAACATCTCATTTAACCTCTTGAATATACTGTCAGTCACTTTAAATGCGTTGGTCTTATTGTCACAGAAAAGAACATGTATACCATGCCAAGTTTGATATTCTAGCAAAGTCTTCAGTAGATATTTGCCAGTTATTCTTCTTTTGCTAATTTGAGCCTGAACATAATCAGGTCTTCGGCTCTTCATGTTATCACTAAAGATAGAATTTGGATAATCAATCAAATCAGACATAGAAAACTCACAAACAATATACTTGAACGGGTACTCAATCATTCTTTGTATTTCGGCATCAAATCTTTTCTTTTGTTTGCCTAGATTATTAGCGATCTCTTCGACGCTCATTTTTCTTTCAATACAAACCTGATCTTCAAATCCTTGCAATGTATAATCGCCAGTTTTCAAGGTTTCGGTAAGCATACCATTACATCGGTCAACTTTATTAAAGATCCAACCGCGCTGCTCTCTCGTGTCCTTAATTACTGTATAGTTTGGTATTTTCTTTTTAGCCATTGATTAAACCTAACAAATAAGCCTCGTAGTGTTCTTCTTTACCAGTTACTTCTTTGTGACAATTGTAGCAAAGTGTAATCCCATTACCGACATCAAATCTTAGAGAAGACGCACTAGCCCACTTTCTAATATGGTGTACATACATTTTCTTCTTTTTGCCACTCGTCTTACACATTTTACAACAGAATTTGTCTCTCTTCAGAACATCTGTTCTAAACTTCTTGTAAGCCGGGTCGTCGTAATTCCTCATTAATATCAGCCTCCGTCATTAATTCAGCTAACTCTTGAAATTTTATTTCTGGTCTCCATCCAAGTTTCTCTGCTGCTTTGGCTGGGTTACCAAGTAAGTAATCAACTTCAGCGGGTCTAAAGAATTCAGGGTCAATGTACACGTACTCACTCCAATCACCAAGGTGAGCGTGCTTAAAAGAGTATTCCAAAAATTCCTCAACACTGTGTGTTTCTCCAGTAGCAACGACATAATCGTCTGGCTCTTCTTGTTGGAGCATGAGCCACATTGCTCGTACATAGTCTTTTGCATGTCCCCAGTCTCTCCTTGCTTGTAAATTTCCTAATCTTAACTTATTAAATGATTCTTGGTGTCCAGAAGCGTATATCTTCTCGTTTTCAGATGAAGTCGCTGTTAGCTGGTGGGCTGCAAGATTGTTTGTATTCAGCCACTCTACAAAACTACCAATCCACTTTGTTATCTTACGAGTCACAAAGTTTTCGCCACGTCTTTCACTTTCGTGATTAAACAAGATGCCACTAGACGCATGAATACCATAACTATCTCTATAATTTCTAACTAAGTGGTGAGCTGCAAGTTTTGCAATCGCGTATGGTGACTGAGGCATAAAAGCAGTGTCTTCGTCTTGATATTTTCCAGATTCAGTGACCGTAAAGTTTTTCCCAAACATTTCGCTGGAAGATGCCTGATAAAACTTTATTTCTTGACTTCGAGGAGAAACTCGGATAGCCTCTAGTATATTTAAACATCCGGCTGCCGTAACATCCCAAGTCAAAGTCGGCTGCTTAAATGATGTACCAACATGAGACTGCGCTGCAAGATTGTATACTTCATCAGGCTGGTGTTTGTTAATAATATCCGAAACACAGAATCCATCCGTGATGTCTCCCTCAACTAGCAAAAAAGAACTATTTTTTTCATGCCCATCAATTCGTTCGGTTGTGTCCACGCTACTTCTTCGAGCGACGCCAATCACTTTATAATTTTCAGAAAGTAGCAAGTCAGTTAAGTATGATCCGTCTTGGCCAGTTACGCCAAAAATTACTGCTGTCTTCATTTAATCTCCTTTAACAGTGTCTGATGAAAGAAAGGGCTGGTCAACTTGCCCGTCTTCATATTTTATGTATTCTGATAAGCGCTCTTTCTCTGCTTCTGTAGCTAAGCGCATTTTTTCCATCTCTAGTCCTATATTGGTCCTGAAATTAGGATCTGATGCAATCTTTTTCACCAACGATGCAAACGTAAGCTTAGAGTCTTCAATAGCTTTGATTCGCTGCTCACGAGTACCTTTTAGGTCCTTGAGCATTGTTGCCTTACGTGCTTGCAGATCTTTGTAATCCTTAGATAGCGTCTCTTGAGCCGCCCTAAACATAGCTACCTGTCGCTCTAACGACGAGATGTAGTCACGGTCTTGATCTTGATGATCCATCTGCTTTTCAACGTCTATAAGCATCTGCGTGTTTTCTATGTTTGTAATATTATCCTGCTGAGCCGTCAGGATTCTGTTCATTAGAATTTCGAGCTTGATAGTATCGACGATTTGGATTTCTTCTGTATGAAACACGTCGTCCTTGAATTGAGCCCACATTTTCTTGAAGTGAAACTGAAACATCTCTAATTCAGCCTCGGAGAACTGTTTTTCTAGCTCCTTATAGTAAGGCTTCCGTTTTAGCTCTTGATGAGCCTCCACTTCTCTTTTCTGCTTCGCCGAGAAACCTATGTTCTCTTCGATATACTTTGTAATAGATGAGACATCTCGATCTAGCTGATCCGCTATTGCCTGTGGAGAAAGAGCCTCGCAATTCTGCTCGATAAATTGCACCTCTTCTACTGAGAACCTACCTCGCTTCTTCATCCTTCTACGATCCTCCTAATAACACCCATTATTTCGGTACGCCTCGCCTTGGGTAGCGTGACTCCCGCACATAGTCTAAGAAAGTCCGCCCTCATATTCGCCGGTATATTTCTCTTTACTAATTCTATAATTTCTTCGTCAGAAATCTTTGAACTCAAGTCGTCGCCCCCTTTAGCTATACTAAAGTCCTCCAGATTCGCCGGCTCCAACAAGTTACGCTTTCTCTTCTGAACCTTCTCCGCCTTCCCCTCATCATGTCTAAAATAGTTATCCCTCTTGAAGTTTTTCAGTCTGTTACCAATGTGGACAAACAGAAAGTTCTCAAGAGGCTTTCCTTCATCATATCTCTCTAGAGCTTCCATTCCTAAAATAAAGGCTTCTTGCCGAATATCTTCAGCCGTGTAAAACGCAAATGTATATTTGTTGGACAGTCTTTCGGATACTTTAGTAATCGTGTCAACAACTTCTTGTTCTGACATATTACTAGGTATTCGCATTAAGCTTGAGGCCCTCTATGTCTTACAGGTGGGGTATCCTCAGCAACAGCTTCTTCAGCAACTTCTTCTTCTGCTACTTCTTCAGCTAGCTCTTCAATGATCGCCGCAGCTTCTTCTACAGCCGGATCTTCAACTTCAATCTCTTCAGCAACCGCCTCTTCTAGTTCTTCGGAAGCCTTAGCTACAAAATCTTCAGCAGCTTCAACCTTCTTAGGTTCGTTTTTACTATTGAACATGTGCGCACTCCATTCAATAAAATGTTAAAAAATAAAAATCTACTATCATATTATAGTAAGATGTAAAAAGCTATACACAAAAAAGAGTGTTTTTTAAAAAAGATGCCATGAAACTATGGTGGCTATTTGTGTAAAAAAGAATAGCAGGAAAACTCCAAGGGCGATTTTGGGTGTACTTAAAAACTAAAGTCCAGTTCAATGTGAGGTATTATATATACTTATATGGAAACAACACTAATATTAAATATGGATTATAGTATACTGACCAAGCTGAGTTGGCAGAAAGGTATCACGCTCATGCTCAAAGGGGCGATTGTACCAATTGAGTTCCATGAGAGAAGAATACTTGGGGCGAATGGAGAATATTATCCACTACCCAAGGTGGCAATGGTTAAAAAGTTTATATCTTTTACATATAAGGCGGGTCCGAGTCGAAGAAATATATTTTTGCGCGATGATTATACATGTCAGTACTGTGGCATAAAGAATCCAGACAAACTGACTCTGGATCATGTAAAACCAAAATGGCAGGGCGGAAAAGATACATGGGAGAATCTTGTGTGCGCCTGTTTCAAGTGTAACTCTAAAAAAGGTGGGCGGACTCCAGAGGAGGCGAATATGCCTCTGTTGAATCAACCAAAAGAAGGAGGAGGGCGCCAATACTACCGATAGGGGCGGTTAGGGTGGATTGGGATAGACATTTAATTCTGTGTGTCTTTGTTGTGTTTACACCACCCCCGCCAAAATGACAGTGACAGATGCCAAGATGACAGAACAAATAACTGCCCCTGCCATAATGACAGTAAGGGACTGCCAATAAATATATAT